TTCCAAGAGAATTTACAGTAGGCACATTGAACCTAAAATTGACTAGTGAAAGTACAAACAAAACTATTACGGTTGATGCTACTTCGGTTATTGACGGTAATTATATTTCTTTTGATGCTGTTTTTGGTGCTTTAACTGAAAGCGATTTTTATATATTAGACGTTAGTTATTTAAACAATATAATTTATAAGGATAAGATTTTTTGCACAGACCAAGCAATCAATCAAAGTAATGATGAATATTACAGCGTTAATAAAAACCAATATATAAGCGAAGAAAGTTCGGACAACGAATTTATAATAATATAAATATGAACGATTTAAGAATAGTAAATTTAAGTACCTACACAACACCAGAAATTGTTGAGAAATCAAACAAGGAATGGGTTAATTATGGTTCTGACAACAATTACTTTAAGTATTTAATTGACCGTTATAATGGTAGCCCAACAAACAACGCTATAATAAACGGTATTAGTGAAATGATTTACGGTCGTGGACTAGATGCTTTAAACTCAAATAAAAAGCCAGAGCAATACGCTAAAATGATTTCTTTGTTTCATAAAGATATGGTTCGTAAATTATGCTATGACCTTAAATTAATGGGTCAATGTGCTATGCAAGTTATTTACTCAAAAGATAAAAAAACTATTGCACGAGTTGAGCATATACCAGTTGAAAATTTAAGAGCTGAAAAATGTAATGAAAAAGGCGAAATAGAAGCGTATTATTATGCTGATGATTGGTCTAAGGTTAAAAACGTAGGTCACACAACTAGAATACCATCTTTTGGAAGTAGTAAAGAAAATATTGAGATTATATATGTAAAACCTTACAGAGCTGGGTATAAATACTATTCTAGTCCAGATTATCAAGGAGTTTTAAATTGGTGTGAAACAGAAGAACAGGTGTCAATATACCACCTAAATAATACCGTTAATTCTTTCAGTCCTAATACTTTAATCCAATTTAATAACGGAACACCAAATGCCGAAGAACGTCAAGCAATCGAAAACCGTATAACTGATAAATTTACTGGGACTTCTGGTTCTAAATTCATTTTAGCTTTTAATGATAATTCAGAAAGTGCTGCAACTGTTGAAACACTGCAAATAAGTGAAGCACACAACACTTATCAGTATGTTAGTGATGAATGCACTAAAAAAATAATGGTAGGGCATAGAGTTGTTTCACCTATGCTTTTAGGAATTAAAGATAGTACAGGACTAGGTAATAATGCAGACGAATTAAAGACTGCATCTACATTAATGGATAACACCGTTATAAGACCATTTCAGATGCTTTTAATAGATGCTTTTGATTCTATACTAGCATTTAATCAAATGAGCCTTAAATTGTACTTTAAAACACTTCAACCGTTGGAATTTACAGACTTAGAAAATGTTGAGGATGCAGAAACACGAGAAGAAGAAACAGGGGTTAAATTAAGTCAAGATTTACCAGATGAATTAGGAAGTAATATTGCTGATGAATTAATCGACTTAGGAGAGAGTGAAGAAGAACTACTAGCCGAATATGATTTAGTGGATGAAAGCGAAGTTGATTATGAACTAAACGATGAACTTGATGAAGTTATAACAGACTTAAACACCGAGCCAGAACAATCCGCACTATCTAAAATATGGAATTTTGTAAGTACTGGAACGACTAAACCAAACGCAAAAAGCACACAAGACGGTAAGTCAAAACAAGACAGTCAAAAGGGTGTACAGTTTTTAGTACGTTATTCTTATGCACCAGAACAAGCTGGTTCAAACAGCAGACAGTTTTGTTCTAAAATGGTAGGAGCTAAAAAGGTTTACCGCAAAGAGGACATCGTAGCAATGGGAAATAAAGCTGTCAATCCTGGCTTTGGAAAGGGTGGCTCAGAAACCTATTCAATCTGGCTTTGGAAAGGTGGTGCAAGATGTAATCATAAGTGGTTTAGAAAAACCTATCAAATTAAAAATGGTGAAAAAAGCCAAATAACAAGCGGTCAAGCAAAAAGTAAAGGTTTTAAATTCCCTAAGAACGCTCAAAAAGTACCAGTAGCACCAAAGGATATGAAGTATAAAGGTTATACTGCTGAATATTGGAACAAAATGAAATTCAAAAACTAAATGGCAACAGCATTATTTATATCAAGAACTGACTTAGTAAGAAATTCCATCTTAGATGGGAATGTTGATACTGATAAGTTTATACAGTTTATAAAACTAGGTCAAGAAATTGACATTCAAAACTTACTAGGAACTGATTTATATAACCGAATAAGTACGGATATTGAAAACAGTACTTTATCTGGTGATTATTTAGCACTTGTAAGCGATTATATACAACCAACCCTTATATGGTTCGCTCAAGTAAATTATATTCCATTTGCAGCGTATACTATTGCGAAAGGGGGGGTGTATAAACATTCAAGCGAAACAGGTGAAAACGTTAATAAAACAGAGGTTGATTATTTAGTAGGCAAGGCAAGAGAGTATGCAAACTATTACAGTACAAGGTTAGTAGACCATTTATGTTTTAATCAATCTAAATTCCCAGAATACACAAGTAACACAAATGACGATATTAGTCCAGACACAGATACGGTTTTTAACGGTTGGGTTTTATGAAGTATAAAGTAAAAGAAATAAACCTTAATAAGCTAAAACAGTACATAGAGAGCAAAAGCGAAAAAGAGGCAAAAAGGTTTTACAAAGAATTTAAAGAAAAGAAATGACAAATCCAGTATTAGCATTAATTCCAAGCGGATATAAAACAAACATAGTTTATTCTGTTTTACCTGTAAATGGTGATGGGGATTTTACATTTTCAAGAACAGGGGACGGAACGAGAATAAAAGAAAACGGTTTAATTGAAACAATATCTGGAAACAATAACCCTAGATTAAATTGGGTTGGTGAATGTCCTAGCCTTTTATTAGAGGGTACGTCCACAAATTTACAAATTAGAAGTGAGGAGTTTGACAATGCGTCTTGGCTTAAAACAAATATAACAGTTACTGCAAACGATACAATTTCACCAGATGGAACGGAAAATGCTGATAAATTACAAAGAACAAGTACCGCAGCTAGTAATATCCATAACGAAACATATATAGGATATGGTGCTAAGACTTACACAAGTTCAATTTTTGTTAAAAAAGGAGAGGGGAATTTTTTAGCAATTAGAGTTAAAGGCTCTAGTTCTTGGGTTGATTTAAGATTTAATTTTTCAACTAAACAAATAATTTCTTATATTACAAATGGCTCATATATTGCGATAGGCTCAAAGGTTGAGGAATTTAACAATGGTTGGTTTAGAATATACTTTACATATACGACTGATGGATATGATAAACTAACTCAATATTATAGCCCAAGATTTACAGAGGGGAATATTGATGATGCAGATACAAATAATATTGCTAATTGTTTTATCTGGGGGTCACAAGTTGAGCACCAATTATATGGGTCAAGCTACATAAAAAGAGAAGTTTCAACAGTTAGTAGAGCTTTAGATATTTGTAAAAATGGCGGAGATGCTGAACTGTTTGATATAAAAGAAGGAACATTTTTTGTAGATGTAACACCTTTTAAAGTTGGTTCAAATCATAGAATAACTTTATCAAATGGAACGTCAGATGAGGAAATTATATTTTATTTTCTTGCAAATAATACAGGTATAGCAGTTGTTTCCGAACATAACGGTCTAGCACAATTTACACATAATGAAAATATAACATTTGACACAAGAAATAAAATAGCCTTAACTTTTAAAAATAATGAATTTAAGTGTTATGTAAATGGAAATCTAGTATCTACTAGTTTAACAGGAACAATTAGCGAAAATTTAAGTGATTTAACTTTTGCAGGATATACTGGTACTTTTAATTATTTTGAAGGAAAAGTCCACGATACAAGGGTTTACAATAGAATATTAACAGAAACAGAGGCAAAAGAATTAACAACTATATAATGGAAATAAAAATTAGTAAATACGAATTTAAAAGCGAAGAACAGGTTTTAGATAAAATACACGATTTAGGAGTTGATACAGATTTTGAAGGTAACGAATATCCAACACATAAACACGCTATTGTATTACTGGGTCATATAGTTTTAGAACAGGGGGAATATAATAAAGATGGGGAGGAAATAAAAGCACCTATTTTAAGTAATAAATACCACGTTGACGTTGTTTGGAATGGTTTAGAAAGTCACCCATACGGTTGGAAAACTTATAGCGTAGATTTAGAAAGCGAGGGAATACATAGTTTTTATGGTATTTCGTATTTAGAAAATAAAATGTAATGACAGTACAAGATTTAAAA